CATTATTCCTTGAATAAAGCAATCGACTCTATCTCAGATCCTGAGACTGTTCCTGCTTCTCTGTTGGCTTTGCCTGGTATTAAAAACTCAATCATTACAACTAAAGTTGTTCGAACAGCTGAGGCTCGTAAAGACATGTTAGCTGTTATCGATTTGGAAGGTGACTACAAACCAACAGCAGAAGCGCGAACTGCTGATACACAAGTTAGTCGTCTAGGTTCCGTTAGTAGCGCTATTTCAAGCTTGAAAAATCGTCAACTTGACTCAAGTTATGCTGCCTGTTACTACCCAGCAGTACAAATTCAAGATAACCTTAACAACGGAGAGCGTGTATGGGTTCCCTCTTCTGTTGCCGGTCTCGGAGCGATGGCTCAATCAGATGCTGCTTCAGAACTATGGTTTGCTCCAGCTGGATTTAATCGCGGTGGACTTGGAAACTTGGGTGGTCGATCAGGACCTCGTGTTATTCAAGCGCGTCAAAGATTGGATTCATCCGAGAGAGATGACCTTTATCAAGTAAACATTAATCCAATTGCAACATTCCCTAATGAAGGTGTTGTAATATTCGGACAAAAAACACTTCAACAAACACCATCTGCTTTGGATCGTATCAATGTACGTCGATTGATGATTTTCCTTAAAGCAGAGATCAGCAAAGTTGCTCAATCAATTTTGTTTGATAATAATGTTCGTTCAACATGGGCTCGCTTCACTTCGCAAGCCGAACCTATCTTGGCAGATGTAAAAGCTAAATTCGGTCTTACAGAATATCGTTTGATCTTGGATAGTTCTACAACTACTGCTGAGTACATTGACCGCAACATTATGTACGCAAAGGTTTTTCTGAAACCTGCTAGAGCAATTGAGTACATAGCAATTGACTTTGTAATTACTCGAACAGGGGCAGAATTTGCCTAAGCCAACTAGTTATTAAAGATTATAGGAGAACATAATAATGGCATTTTGGACAACAACACCAGAGACAGACCCAAAGAGAAATTTTAGATTTCAAGTCTTTATGACTGGAGTACAAGACACAGAACCTGCAATTTGGTGGGCAAAGAAAGTTGCAAAACCGAACTTCACAGTTGCGGAGAGCAAGCATGTTTACTTGGGGCACAGTTTTTACTACCCAGGAAAAGTTGAGTGGCAACCTATCTCAATGACCTTGGTGGACCCAGTTACTCCCGGTTCTCTATTCAGACTTAATAGGGTCATCAGACAAGCAGGCTACAGAATACCAGCCGACGGGAACACATTGATTACTCAATCTAAGAGTAAAGCAACTAATTCTCTGGGTGCAGTAAAGATTCTACAGATTGATGCAAACGGCAATCAACTTGAAACTTGGGAACTCAAACATCCATTTATCAAATCTTTGAAATTTTCTGAACTTGATTATGAAAACGATGACCTTTCCACTATCGATATTGAGTTGAGATATGATTGGGCTACATGTTTGACTGTGGATGGAGAAAACGCTGGTACATTCTACACAGCCCAATAAGTGAGATATGAATGACATGGTGGACAAACCAAAAATTAGAACCGAAAGTCAAAAGCAAGTTTTTAGTTGTTTTTGGCGATCTTCTTTTTTTACCTAATGTTAGGTCAATTACTAAACCAAAGGTTGAATTTGATACAAAAGAATACACTCTTTTAAATCACAAGTTTAATTACCCGGGAAATGGCACATGGCAACCGGTTGATGTTAAGTTTGTTGATATGAACGGACTTGGTAATGAAAATTTTGACACAGCCGCTTTTTTGTGGCAAATGTTAAACAATTCGGGATATGCTTACCCATTCATGAATAGCGACAGTAAAATATCAAAAAATCCATATTACAAAAACATCTACAAGGGTAGAACCTCAACGACCCATGGTCACCACATTGCAACAAAAATGAGCTTCAGAGACAACCCCAGAACAACAGGCAGCGTGGAAAGTAAAAGCTGGAGAAATATTACTACTCCAGAAAAATCTTCCACTATTGCCAATTCTTTTGGTGGTGGTTTATTGGGAAGTATTGATAATGTTGCCGCTAGCTATGAGAGACAAAAAGTATCTATTTATCAAATTTCACCTGATGGAGAAGATGAGAACGGCAAGGGCGCAACAATTACAGAGGCATGGCATTTGGTTAACCCTATCATCAAAACAATCGATTGGGGAGACTTGGCATATGAATCTGATGACTTAGTTGAATACACCTTGAATATTGTTTATGATTGGGCAATTTATGATAGAGATATAATCGGCTCCAGTACAAATGAGATTGGATATGATGCCGGATCTTATCAAAAATTCATGAAACAATGGAATCTTGCGCAAGATAACCTCAAGAAAGAAGCAGCGATACAAGAAGCAGAACAAGAACTAAAAGAACTCAGAGAAAAAATACAAAAAGATAAACGATTAAACGCAGACGGCACTTCTAAAAACGATACACTAGAAAAAGCCGAAAAACTTTACAAAGATGATCCAAATCCAACTAAAGGTGTCTCAAAAGATGAATATTACAGTACAGTACAAGATATCCTAGAAGAAGAAGGAGCGCAAGTTCTGCAAAATGAAAAAGGAGAGGATGTCTTTGATATCGACGGAGACGGACAAATATCAGAAGCAGAACAATTTTTGGCTGATACTGGAGAGACTGATGTTTTTTCTCGCGCTGCGACAGAGTCTCCTAGCATGGACAGCGTACCAGAAATGGGTGATACCAAACCCCCAGACAACAAGAAGGACATTCTTCCCGGGGGATCTGGTCTTGATAATGTCCCGACGGGGACCACTACAGACAACACTGATATTGATGAGTCAACTCCTGCGTTTCAACAACAGAATAGTTCCCCTCCTCCATTGGATCAAACATCAACAATATTTGATGAAAACTTGCAGGATGTTGTGGTTGTTGAAGATAAAAGAGAAGACACCAAGAGTACTCGTAATGATGAATCCACAGAAAGCATACCAGCAGAGGGTGTAAATGCAGGAAGTGTACCAACAGAAGATGTTCCTGTAGAAACTGTTCCAACAGAGAGTTTGAAAGCAGAAGATGTTCCTGTAGAAAATGTTCCAACAGAGAGTTTGAAAACAGAAGATGTTCCTGCAGAAAATGCGGAATAACAATAATTATTTAACTAAGAGGTATTAATGAAAAGAAATAATGAAGAAAGAACATTGGGTAGAAGACAACAAGCTGGTGCGGTAGATCCAGCATCCCTTATGGATTTTGTTGCACCAATGGAAGTAGTAGATCTACCATCTAGAGGCATTGGGTATCCATCTGGACATCCTCTGTGTGGAAAAGAAACAATCGAAATACGTTTCATGACTGCTAAAGACGAAGATATTTTAACAAACAGATCTTTGTTGAAAAAAGGTCTCGCCTTGGATCGATTGATTGATAATATCATAATAAATAAAGAAATCAAATCTAAAGATATTCTTGTTGGCGATAGAAATGCAATCATCATTGCTGCGCGTTCATCGGCTTATGGCCACATTTACAAAACAAAAGTTCAGTGCCCCAGTTGCAATACAACCAAAAAGATGTCATTTGATCTCTCCAGTGCAGATATTCTAGAGCCAGAGAAACAAGATGTTGAAGAGCTTGATAACGGAAATTACATGTATGTAACTGAACATTCTAAAATACAAGTAGAGCTTAGACTTTTGACCGGTCATGATGAAGCAATTTTATTTAAAGTAATGAGCAACAAAAACAATAGTGCTTATGTTACCAGTCAAATGAAGTTGTATATTGCATCAGTTAACGGTCACAGTGACAGAGCTGTTATCGATCATTTTGTAGATAATGTGCCGGCGATTGAGTCTAGATCGCTAAGAAAAGTTTTCTCTAACCTCTCTGCTAATGTTCAAGTAAAAGAAAATTTTGAGTGCGAAAATTGCGGATTTGAACAAGAGATGGAGGTTCCGTTTAATACGGACTTTTTTTGGCCTGACCGATGAATACATGAAGCAAGTCTATGAGGCTTTCTTCACTCTTAAACACTATGGCGGATGGTCTTTGGCGGAGCTTTATTCTCTGCCGATCGGCCTTAGACAGTGGTGGCTTCAAAGAACAATTGAAGAATATGAAAAAGAAAAAGCTGAATATGATAAGGCAAAAAGATAGTGCTTGGGGTACTTCCAAGCATTTTCTTTTTAAAACTAATTAATTTAAAAAGAGGAATCTTGTATGTCTGAGAAAACTGATGTGCCTAAGGTAACTGGTCAACAAAATGAAAATGCAAACAAAACTAAGTCTGTTGCAGAAGAAACAGCTGATCTGACGAGGCAGGTTGCTGAATCTAGAACATTATCCAATGAACAGTTATTGCGTCAAGAAAAAATAATTGAGAATATTAATAGAAAACTGGAGCAAGGTCTCGAAGTACAAAAGGCAATGTTTAGCCAATATCAAGTCGGAATAACAGAATTTGTACAAGACTATAAAAATGCCTTAGATGAGCAGGGCAGGATAAGCAAAGAAAATCAAGAACAATTGTTTAATGACTTTAAGGAAAATTTCAAAGGCAGTCAAGCAATAGCCGAAAAAATCACTGAGCTAGCAGCAAAGGGTGATTTTAAGGGCATCGAAAAATTAAAAGGAGACTTGGCGGAAGCAAAAAAACAAACAG